GGATCTTTTTGATGAGGATTTGGACGAAGAAGAGTGACTTGGTATTACAGGGGTGAACCGATAAACTCTGAAGACGATTTGCCTAAGGACAAAAAGTATATAGGTTTCATATATCTTCTTGTTCAAAAATCTACAGGAAAAAAATATATCGGGCGTAAACTTTTGCAGAAGCCAAAATATACAACCGTGAATAAAAAAAAGAAGAAAACAATGGTATCTTCTGATTGGATGACTTATTATTCATCTTCTCCGGTTATTATTGAATTTGTTAAAGAACATGGAACTGATGATTTCGCCAGAGAAATTTTAACCTTTGTGACTTCTAAAGGATCTTTGGTGTATACGGAAGAATTGGCGTTATATTTGGTTGGTGCTTTAGAAAATCCAGATCAATGGATTAATGGAAATATTAGATCAAAAATTTATACAAATTGGTGCAAGCCAGATGAAGCATTAGATTTACGCGAGGCACTCAAAAATATATATTGACATCATCTGCGAATCATCTTATATTGTCTCCATCGAAACCAATAGGAGATTTTATGGCAACGTTTACATTTGATACAGAAATCATTCGAGATGAAGAAGTGTTTCTGGTTGAAGTTGAATATGCTTGTAATGCAATTGTTCCAGAGACATATTATCAGCCTGCTGAAGGCGGTGAAGTTGAATTGATCGGTGTATATTGTGATGATGCTGATTTTGAACTTACTCAAGATGAAGAAGATGAAATTTATGAGATGTGTCGGGATCGAGCAGAAAAAGATTGGAATGAGTTTAAAAATACAGATCGGCGAAATTAATGCTTGATGCATTCTTCGATGATGACGATGACCCAAAGGTAAATTCTGTTCAGACAGTGTCTGAAAAAATTCGTCAACGAAGAATACAAATGTTGTTGCATTCATATCTATATTATGTTATAGATGATACTATAATCAGTGATGATAAATGGCAACAATGGGCAGATGAATTAGTAGAACTTCAGAAACGAAAATCTGATATTGGTTTCTATGATGATGCTTTTCGAGATTGGTCCGGTTCAACTGGTATGCATTTGCCATTTGATCAGTGGGTGATTGATAGAGCAAATAAATATATAAAAGGTGATTATAGTAGTTGACATTTATATTAAAGACATCTTTTTCATGTCGTCTTTCATAATAGTTATTAATTTTTTATCTTTTGGAAATTGAGTCCACTTTGCTACGTCTTTCTGTGTTTTATATCCTTTTATTTCGATGTATTCGAAAGTTTCTATCAAATAAAAGTCTGGCGTATAACTTCTCCACTTTCCTTCAAAAAAGTACGGAAAATGTTCAGTGTTCCTTTTCCAATCTATATTATTTGTATCTAGATGTTTTGCATATGCCAATTCCCAAGAACCATGTAAATCCACACCATTATAATCTATATGCATATTTTTAGCTAATGAAGTGTGCCAAGTGCCTTCTTTTACCTTTGTATTGATGGCCTTTGATATTTTTCGACCAACCGCTTTGTTAAACTCATCCGTACGATTTTTTATAGATAGAGAAAGTTTATCTCTCGTGGATTGTTTAATTTCGTATTCTATACCAAGTTCTTTGGCTTTGGTGTATTGATTTTGGCCTCTGGGTATGAGTTTTTGAAATTCTGGGTCGCTGAAGGGGGTAAACTGTCTATTAGGATTCAGTTTACATAATCTTTCGTGATTTCTTAATGAGTTTGGATTTTTGCAAACTTTTTTGCAATACTTGCAGATATAAATAGTCATTGCTGATGCTCCTTTTTAGCGTTAGAGTGACTGGAGTTGGTTCCTCGCGAGTCACGCTTTATTTATATATCTTGAATTTTATGGTTGACTTTAGTTTGTATTGTGATATACTATGCACATAAAGAGTTATTCTCCATGGGCGAGCAAGCGAACGCGGCGGTCTGTTACACCGCTATTTGCCTCGGGCGGTACGAGGATGGAGAGCCTTAAGTCCTTAGTACGTCTATAAACTGCTGGCCATATTTTAATGGAGAAATGATATGAGTTGTTTTGAAGTTTTTAATGGTGAACTCATATCGTTTCATGATTTTTGTCTATCAGAAGCCATAACGAATACTCCCACTAAATTTGGTTCTAATATTGAAGCAGATGATAATAAGATATCAACTAGAATGACAGATCAGGGTCCGACACATCATGCATTTTTTCATCATGTATCTAATAATACTACTGGACATCATGCTGTTAGTGTGTTACAATCAGGAGAAGCAATTCTAGGAACTCACGATAAGCCATCTAATAATATTTTTGATTACAATGATCAACAAAGATATACCAGATCAAATCCGATTGGGGCCTTTGGAAAATCAATGCATGTTATTGATCACATAGCAAAAGAAAAGAATATCAAAAACATTAAATTTAGAAGTGCTGGTGATAAACTAGGAAGTCTATATAAAACAATGGTTAATAACAAACATTTTCATAAGTCGATGAATGATTCTGGTTGGAATTATTCTGGAGAACATGATGGGTTTCATCATTTTGATAGGAAATGATTTTTAGGAGATACGACATGACTGAAGTTCTAGTCTTCAAGTTTCCAGATTTAAAGAATGAAAATCGAACTATTATTGAACGTCAATATTGTTCACTATTGCATGATTATCGAGAAGGTGTTATACTGGAACCAGAAGTTTTAGATTGGTTTGATTCGGCAAATAGTTTTTTAGCTACTATGGAGAGTAAATGATGAGTACGTTTGATATTGAAGAAGGTATGACTGATGCCGGAAAGAGTTCTACACCTAGGATGGTTAAAGGTGGTATCTTTGCTCCTAATGATATTGCGTTGATTAAGAAGGCTCTTATGTTCTATATTGGTCATAGTGGAGATGTTACAGAATTGGATGAGAAGCAAACTGTGAATCTTTTGCATCGTCTGAATAATCGAATTTAATAGGTTTAAGGACCCGTAGCTCAACTGGATAGAGCACAAAACTTCTAATTTTGGGGTTGCAGATTCGAATTCTGCCGGGTCCACCATTTCGTGGAGTTTAATATGAATAAAGAAACTCTGAAACAAGAGAGCATTAAGTGGGGTAAACGCGCAGCAATTTTTGCAGTATTTGGTATTACCGGAACTGCTGCACTCTTGGCATACAATTTGTATCGTGTCTCTAAGGGACTTGATGATATTGATTGGGAACATCTAGAACTTTGAAAGGATTACTATGAAGGAAGTTTTTGTTACAGTAGGCGGAATTGTTCTGGCTTTAGCACTGGTATTTGGTCTATCATACGGTGGTTATAAGTCTTATGAATTCTTTGCGCCAAAGTATCGGGCAGTTGATGAGAAAGTTTTTGAGCAGTCTGAGCAGTACAACCAAGGTATGGTACGAGACTTGTCGGAACTCCAGCGACAGTATGTGACTTCTGATGAAGCGGGTAAGGAAGCACTTCGCCCAATTATCCGACAGAGGTTTGAAGTTTACCCAGAGAATAAGATGCCTGCCGATCTTCGTACTTTCTATGAATCAATTAAGTGAAAGGAAACTATATTATGATTAAGAATATTATGCTACTCACTGTCGCTACTCTGGCTCTTGCTGGGTGTGATGGGACTGCACAAACTGGTGACCAGATCCAGAACCAAAAGCAGGAGGAACTTACCAAGCAGGGAGTTGAAATGATTGGTGTTCCTGCAATTACAAACTTCCAAGAGAAGCGGTTTATGAAGGACATTCTCGAACTTCGTGACCGTCCAGATCTAGTAACATATACTTACATTGTTGATCTCAATGGTCATACTCATAAGGTCTGTGATAGCATTGGATATGGTCTGCCATATGCTACTCAGTATACCAATCCTCAGCGAGTTGCACGAATGGACGAGACTCCTGATCATGGCAATGTGACATTGCCCCAAGCCGATCCAAATGGTCTTTATAGTCCTGCTAGTGCTGATGGCACATGGGTACTCTGTAAGGTTCCCGGTAAGGATAAGGTGACGCCACAGTATATTGAACCCCATGTGATTGTGACTACATTCCCACTGAGTATGTGATATTTTAGTTTACTCCGGAAGCTTTAAAGTGAAGATATAAACAATTAGTGCGCCGGTAGCTCAATGGTAGAGCGGTGAGCTTATACCTCATGATCGGCAGATTACCGAACGGTTGGGGGTTCAAGTCCCTCCCGGCGCACCAGTCTATAATTAATATGATATAAGATCTGATATAGTAAAGGTTCCCTTTTTGATCATAGAAATATCTTTACTTCTTATAACTCTAATTTTATCAAGAGAGTTCCATTTAATTCTATCTAATTCTCTTTCATATCCTTTAACTTCATTATATAATTCATAATCTGTTAGATAGAAATCAGGAAAATATAATCTTTCTCTACCTGTGCCATCTAAATATGATACTGGCTCTGGTTGTATAAAATTTATACAATTTTCATCTAGCCATTTTGCAAAGATTAATTCCCAAGTTCCCTTAAATGTCATTCCATTATATTCGTATAATTTTGCTCTACCGGAAACATTGTTTTTTGAATATGAATCTGGATTATTTATTACTGCCATTTTCATCTTTTTAGAATGTGCATCTCTATTTTCTTGTTTAGAGAAATATGCGCTAACGTTTTTTGATTGTTTTGCTCTATACTCTTCTGTTTTATATATGTGAGAATTTCTTTTGTTTGCTGCGCGCAATTTGTCTTTGTATTCTTCACATTGTGTAGGAAAATTTGGATATTGATCATGTAGAAATTCTATAGTATCATAACCAAAGAATTTAATATTTTTTATATTAATTATTCTACACTCATAACCATTGACTGGCGATATTAATTTATCATAGAATACAAAATCTGAATAAATATTCATGCTGATTCTCCTTGACAGAATTAGAGTGACTGGATATTGGAGTATCGCGAGTCACACTTTATTTATATATCTTTGATTTTTATATTGCCTCCGTTCCCTGTCTGAAATATGACAAGATCCGATCTGATCACAGACGGCAACATTTGTAACTAGTCAATGCAAATGTTGGGAGGTTTCTTTTTTAGGATTTGCTAATATTTATTGGACCCTTAGCTCAGTAGGTAGAGCAAGAGCTTTTTAATCTCTAGGTCGCTGGTTCGAAACCAGCAGGGTCCACCAAAACTCTTTAGGTGAATGCAGTAGATGTGGCCACATAATTAAAGGTATAGTAACCTTGCTACTGTGTTCTTCTAAACAGTTTTGATATTCGGGGATATGGTGTAATGGTAGCCACATCGTGCTTAAAACGCGACGAGTTTATCTCATCCGGGTTCGAGTCCCGGTGTCCCCACCAGAATTATATAAATTAATGCCCCATGGTGTAATTGGCAACACATCTGATTTTGAGTCAGAAGAGTTTAGGATCGTGGCCTAGTGGGGCATCCATAAATACAGATAGTGCGGGATTAGCATAGTGGCAATGCAACGGATTTCCATTCCGTTTAGGAGATTTCGATTATCTCATTCCGCTCCAGACATTAATGCCGGTTTAGCTCAGATGGTAGAGCGCCAACCTTGTAAGTTGGATGTCAGGGGTTCAATTCCTCTAACCGGCTCACCTTTTCAACTAATTTATTGGAAATTTTATGCAATGTATTAATTGTGATTCTGAAAATCTTAAGAAGCTCGGAATGCGTTTTATGGGTAAGGATAAATGTCTTGGCTATACTTGTAATGAATGCGGAGAGACTTTTGTAGTTTCTAAAGAAGACAATTCCTCTGAAGATTCGTCTGAATCACTCAATGATGATATTCATTATTTCCGTGATGAAGAATATCTTATTGAACTCAAATCAGCAAAGAAACTCGTCTTCACTACAGCATTAAACAATTCACCGGTTGATGAGGTGTTTTTTAATTCACTTCTTCAATATTGTAATGCAAATAAGGCCAAGCTAGTTGTGTTTCCTATTAAGTATAAGAATCCATCTATGCTTGCCGTTGGAGAAGATGATGAATGCTGGTATGATCATCGGGTTATTCCATATCTAGTTGAAAACAATTTTGATGTGAGCCATAATATTCGAATCCTTGGTGGATTGAAGATTCAGGCAACAGCAGAGAATCCTTTGACAGGTATTGATGGTTTATCAAAGGGATATAATGTCATTATTGGCCACCCTCAGGTTTCTCTGAGGACTTTGCCTAGAAATGCACAGCCATATCCTGCCATTGCCACAACAACTGGTGCTGTTACACTAAAGCAATATAGTACAACTAAGGCTGGATATAAGGCCGCATTTAATCATTCAATGTCTGCTGTTGTTCTGGAATTTGATAAGGATAAGGATTTCTTCATTCGTCATCTAAATTTTGATGGAGAAGGATTTTCTGATCTAGATCGATATTATTCTGACATTGGTTGGAATTCCGATCAGACTATTGAGGGTCTAGTTACTGGTGACGAACACGCTCTATTTGTTGATCCTAAGGTAAGGGAGGCAACATATGATGGTCCTAAGTCTCTGGCTAAGATTCTTAAACCAAAGTATATTGTTCGTCACGATGTTCTAGATTTCTTTTCTGCCAGTCATCATGGTCGGAATAATGTGTTTCTGAAGTTCGCTAAACATCATTCTAAGGGCATGGGGTCTGTTTTGAATGAACTTATGCTGACAATTAATTTCATTAAAGACACTACACCAAAAGGTGCCACCAATATTATGATTGCATCAAATCATAATGAGCATTTGATGAGATGGTTAAATGAATGTGATCCTAAGAATGATCCAGAAAATGCTTTACTATATCATGAATTGATGTATAGAATGCTAAAGCAAACTAATATGAATGATGGGAATGTCCATTGTCCAGAACCATTCGAATTGTTTGCTGATGAATATTTGAACGAAAACACAAAGTTCCTAAGTCGCAACGAAGCATTTAAGATCTGTGATGTTGAAATATCTAATCATGGTGATCGCGGAACTAATGGATCTCGTGGATCTTCGAAGCAGTTTTCTAATATTCCTGTGAAGACTATTACTGGACATTCGCACTCTCCTGTAATTGATAAGGGCAACTATACAGTAGGAACTTCTAGTATCTTTAATTTATCCTATGTAAGCGGTTTGTCAACATGGCACCATGCACATTGTTTAATTCACAAGAATGGCAAGCGGCAGATGGTCTTCATTGTAAATGGAAAGTGGAGAGCGTAAGAATTCGGAAGGTGTTGCTGATGCATAAGTAACATCAAGGCACACTAATAGGGGACTTGATCCGACTTAGGCTGAACAGAAGTATATCACATTGTACTCCTATCTGGAATGTGATGAAATGATGGATAGGATACGACTCTGTTGGGTGTCGGCAGAGTAAGAGAACAATATCTTCTGGATACCGGTGGATATAGGGCACCCCATTTCTTCATAAATAGAATCAAAAACTATTTGTGGGGAAATGCAATGATCGGTCATATACTTCGTCTAGCCAGACATCATGTATATCAATTAAAGAATAAGAGTAAAAGAAGCTCTAGATGGCCTGAGGTTGAATATAAATATAAAGAAAATAATCCAGAGTGTGCTTGTTGCGGATCTAAAAATAAACTTCAGATTCACCATAAAAAACCATTTCATCTTCATCCAGAACTTGAATTAGACCCAACCAATCTAATCACACTTTGTATGGATTTAGATTGCCATATTTTAGTCGGCCATGGCGATAATTTTAAAATGTATAATCCAGATGTAGTAGAAGATGCTGCAATAGTGAGAAAAAGTTCTGACATTAAAGGAACTTTAAAGATTGTGGCTGCATCAGCGAAATCCAAAAGATTATCTCAATAATTACTTCTTGAGCAGATTCATTATAACACTAATGCCAATTTGAGCCTTTTCCTGACCCCATCCAGCATTTCATAAATATGCATAGGATCCCTAATGGAGAATTTCCTATGTCCAATAAATACGGTTGGGTTAAATCCCCAGAAAATCCTGATGATGTCTATGTTGAAAACCATGCAGCATTTAAATTAACTGCTGAACCAATTCCTGATAAAATTGACTTGAGACAATATTGTTCTCCTGTATTTGATCAAAAAAATATTGGATCTTGCACGGGAAATGCTTTAGTTGGTGCTTTAGAATACCTAGAAAATAAAGATAAAGACCTAGAATCTAATGGACAATTCTGTCATCTTAGTAGACTATTTGTTTACTATAATGAGCGGGAAGTTGAAGGAACTGTTTCTCAAGATGCTGGTGCCCATATCAGCGATGGTATCAAAGTTCTTTCAGAAGAAGGAGCCTGTTCCGAGACTGTATGGCCATATGATGAGAAAAAGTTTACTATAAAACCAACTGTTGAAG